CGATCTAATGCCCTCAGCGTCAATGCCCGGCAGCTGGGTCATATCGAGATTGAAGCCCATCCCCGGGTTGAAGATCGGGCTGGTGGTCGTGGCGGGAGATCCGCCTGCAAAAACCGGCTGACTCGGCGCCGCTGGCGGAGGCGCTACAGGGGCTGGCGGCGTCACGGGGGTGGTCCCAAAATTACCTCCGCGAAAACCTCTGCCGCTAAGCATAGGCGGAGGCTGCTGCGTAGCCGTCATCCCAACTCCGGGGGTCTGCGGCGCGCTCACAGGAGCTGCCATGGCGCCAATTCCAACAGGGGTGGTCGTGAGATCAGGGATACCGCTTACCGGCTGTGCCATCCCGCCTGGGCGGATCTGACCACCACGAGCAGGCGTCATGCGCTGCTGAGCAGGCAAACCCCTCGCTTCAGCATCTGCTTCAAACGTCGGCCTCCGACTAGAAATGGCATCCTGAACAGCGTTGGATGTTGCCGCTTGGAATGGGGTCTGAGTAGGAGTGGTTCCCTCTACATCCCCAAAGGCATTGCCAACAACATCCGAGTAGGCCTCTGAACCACCTGCTCGATATGCTGGGTCAATATCAAGTGCATTATCCAGCTTCATAAGCTCTGGGTACTGGGCACGCATCGTCATAAACTGCGACAAATACTTATCGCGGTTCGCAATGTTGCGGCCACTGAGATCGCTCTGCCGATGGAAGTTCCCCTGCGTCGTAGCAAGGCGGGTGTATTGATCAATCAGGCTTTGATTAACCGCGCCCCTTTCTTGAGCAGGAAGTCCTCGTGCTTCAGGCGACGGGCCGCCGGTCGCAGGAGCTGTACCGCCGGGTGCCGTTCCGCCAGGGGCCGTTCCGCCAGTGCTAGGCGGGGGCCGAGGCGCATCTTGGAAATACACAAACTCGGGGTCAAAGCCCGGACGATACCCCTCGGGTGGAGCAACAACGCTTGGGGGGCGGATCGATGCTTGCCGGGCACCAGCCCCAGTAGATCCTGCAGTGCTGCCGCCGAGATACCCACCCGAAAACATTTGCACAGGCATCCCTGCAAGGCGCTGGAGACCTTCCATGTTCTGGCGGTAGTTCTCAGGGTTGATGCCGGTGATGCCGCCAGCCGCATAGCGGCGGAAGGGGCCGTAGTCCTGCTCTCGCTGGGCAAGGGCTTCTTGGAAGTTGTACAAGGAGCGAGCTTTCTCTTCTTCGGTCTCACCCATCAGCTCTCGGCGCTGATCCTGCAGCCGTTCTTGCATCTGCATCTGCCCACGGGTGCCTTCCCCGATAGCAATCGGGATGATTGCTTTAGGGTCCAGCGCTCCCTTGGCAAAGGCTACCGGCTCGCGGAACGGAGCGGTGAGAATATCAGTGGGCGTGGCAGCCGCCCGGGCAGCTTCAATCCCTTGAGTCAGCGCCCCTTGACGTTGAAGCAAAGAGGACTGGTCTAGGGCAGCTTTACGCAGGGGGTCTAGCAAGCTGGGATCAGTAACGCCTTGGCCTCCCATAGCTGCAGCCGATGCCACATTTGTCTTTGCTGCGAGAACATCCTTGCCTGCGCCAGCAAGACTATCGGTTACGCCAGCTAACTCGGCGGTATCTTTTGCAATCTGCGGGTTCAGGGCGTCCGTGGCGCCACCAAGCATCTGCCCCAGGCCATAGCCGGTGATCCCAGAGAGGATGCCTTCCTTGAGGTCGCCTGTTACAGCAGTGGTGGCGAGGCCTGATCCGATGGCACCTGCCAGATTACCCCCAAGGCCAGCGATACCGATCTTCGATGCAAGCGCAGGAAGGAACGCCTTGCCTAGCGCCGTGCCAAGGATGGGTGCCAGGAACGGCAAAAAGGCTTCAGGCTGGCCGGTCACCGGGTTGGTGGTGAGCTGCCCGGTAGGAGACAGCGCAGCGATACCCTGAACCTCAATCGGGTTCAGGTGAACCAACATCGAGTCCCCATATCTGCCGTACTTTGCCGCTTCATCCATAAGCGGCTTCAAAGGGTAACTAGGTTGATTCATATGATTTCTCCAAATACTCAGCGGCTCGCCTAAGGATTTCTGGTGTCACCCCAGACCTCATAACACCTGTATTGCACTTTGAACACAAGAGTCCTCTGACAGCCCCGGTTTCATGGCAGTGATCAACATGCAATCTTTTCCCAGGCTCATCAATATGCTCTACCAATTTGCAGATGGCACATCGACCCATCTGCTGTTCCACCATTTCATCATACTGCTCGACTGTTATTCCGTATTTATTCAAAACGCGCTGCTTGTATCTTTGCGTTTTGTATTTAGGATCGTTCTTAAACTTCTTGTCGTACCAATTCTTGCACTGCTGCCTTGTGTAATCGGCATACTTTGGATCATTGGCTCGGCGCTTGCGGTGATACTCTCTTTGGTACTCTCGTCGCGCCTCCAAGTCTTTTCTAGGCATGACATCCTCCGCACGGGTTTATGTGCGAATGGTATCACATCTAGCTTGTCTCCACTCCGAACAAGTTGAAGGAGGCATCAGCCGCGCTCGCGTAGACCTTCACCTCATCCGTTTGATTTAGACACATACCGATAACCACTGTTTGTGTCTCGTTTGCATCTAGTGCCTTATCGTAGAACAAATACTGCTTATTGTCCGCCGATGCGCCTGCCACATGAACGCTCACCCGGTAGGTGATGCCTACCGCCGAGCGGTTGCAAATAACCAGGGAACTGACCGTCGTTTGGGTCAGGTTGGGCACCGTGTAAAGCGTGGTGGTGGTGGTTGCCCCCGGAGCTGCTTGGCCCAGTACCTTGATTACGTCGCTCATGATGCCCCCATGAGGAGAAACTGGAAGCGCCGCATGGCAAGGGAGCCGGGCTTATCGCCCTGGGTTTTGGCAAGCTCGATGTCGTTGGATAGGGTTTGAAACCCCAGCTCGATGTTACGCCGGGTCAGCGCTTCGTTTGGCTGGCTATACTCGGGCATCGGGATCGGAAGCGGGGTGGTTCTCTGCTCTGCCATTACCGCCTCCCGTCCTGCCGCATGTCAAAGCGGAGATCCCCCAAACGCCAACCATATCCTGAGCCGTTGCTCTCAATCCGAACGATTGAATGCCGCGCCCGGTTTCTGACAAACGACTGCTTGGTCGTTGACGTAATCGTTGATGTCGATAGCGTCGTTGCCGTTTCAAGCGGGAAGTCGCTCCCCTTGATGATGATATCCGTTTGAGCGTCCGATGTATTCCCGCTGAAGGTGAAGTCGGGGATTATCCTCTTGATAAACATGAAGAACTCGCCTTCACTAAGCTCCAGATCCCCGGACTCGATGTAGGCCTCCATGGGTTCGCCGTCTGCGTCGTAACCAAACTCGTGCTGGTAGAGGTAATTCGGCTCCCCATCCAGGGCGGTGGATGCCAAGGGATAGTTCATTGTGTTGGCCCCGGACCATGCTCCGCGAGACAGGGTGCCGACCGACCAAAGATTCTCCAGATAGTTGTAGGCGACGTAGTTGGTCACCTCGGTGTTACCTTCCCCTACCGGGTAGAACCACATGACCTCATTGAAATCATTGTTCTCTGCAGCAAAGACTTTGAACGCCTGATCCATGTTGATGTTGGAGAAGACGTAGTCCTTCACGCTGCAGGGGAGGGGCTGAACCGAGCCGTTGTAAACGAAGAAGTTGCCCCGGTCCATGAAGTACACCACCCCCCGGGCATTCACTGCCGCGTTGGGGGAGATCATGGAGATGTCTGCACTCAGGCGCGTGAACTGGAAGGTGAACGGCGCTCCGACAAACCGCATGGAGTGCAGGCTCACATCCGTCCAGATCAGGATCTCTTGCCGGGCTTTGACCGCGCCGATGATCTGCGACCCCGAGTTGATCCGCACACCCCCGGCAGTGTTGGTTGCCGTGGGGGTCCAGTCTGCCGCGCTCTCCTGATCCGAGAAACGCACAAACAATGGGTCAATGGCAGACGAACCAATCGGATTGCAGCCGAATGCGATCACATGCTGGTCTTCAGACACCAGCACCTTCAGGGCCACAGTCGGAACATCCGATGCGCCAGAGAGAGCTGAGATGTTTACCGCCCGAGTGCTTGTGCCGCTCGACTCGTCCCAGTAATAAATACCCCCACCGCGAGGGTTGAAGATCAGGTCTTCGCCAAAGGCATCCTGGCTGTACAAGCGAAGCTGACCTGCGGACGATACCGAGCTGGAGCTGCCGAAGGTGCCAGATCCCCAAGCTCCTGCGCCCCAACCTGTACCGCTGACGTAGGTGTTGAGGCCGGTGTTGATCTGATAAGCCCCGACAACGCTTGCGCCACCATCTCCTGAATCACTGCCGTCCGCCGTGACCGTGGCGCCAGAGGTGTCCTTGGCCGTGATGGTGTAGGTGTCTGCGTCAGGCACCGAAACGATCTGGTACTCCTGATTCAGGACCGTCGCGGTGATGTTGCCGCCAAGGCTTACCGCGCCACTAAAGGTGACAAAATCGTTGACTGCCGCGCCATGCGCCGTGTCAGTGACAGTAAGCGTGGACGAGCCGTTGACGGCAGCGAAGGTGACATCCCCTGCCGAGGTGGTGCTGCGGATCGGGGTGACATCGTTGAATGCGTTGCCCTGCGTCACATAGAACTTCAGGTTGGTGCCGATGCCGATGTACTTGATCGACTCAAGGGAGGCCCAGTCGAAGATCGACCTGCAGATGCCAAGGAATGAGTTTTCGGTGTACTTCTGCCAGCCGCCAATCTTCTCAGGGCGACCCTGGCGGAAACGGATCTTGTCCGAGTCAAACCATCCCGCATCTGCGGTGTACTCAGTCCCCTCCTTATCAACGCCGGGGGAAAATTGAATCTTGGTTAGCGCCATTCTTCACCTCATTATCAGGCAATGCCGCTATTCATATTCACCTGTACGGATCATGGCGCAGACCTCAACGGCACGATTCCCCACCTGGGTGGCCCAGCGGCTATCAAAAAACTCCTTGGCCGCTTCCTCGTAGTCCTTGGCTTCCATCGCCGCAAGGGCTTTCACAAAGCCTCTCAGGCGCGGCAGGCCGACGTTAAAGCAGAGGTTGATCATCGCATCACTGCGCACCTCATCAAGCTCAGAGAACCAGCCAAAAGCCTTCTGAAGCTCCTCGTTGCAGCGCTTGATGTCATTCAGGAGGAGATACTCGATCTCGTCTTCCGACAGGCCAACGCCAATGCCTTCCTCAAGGCACCGGCCAACCCCAACGGTCACATAGCCGAGGTGGTCCTTGTATGCGTGGGTCTTGACCCCTTCATGTCGCTTGAGCTGATCGATCAGTCGCTGCATGGTCAGTCCTGTTTCTGGCTGGCGCCGAAGTAGTAGCTCACGATAGCCGACACCACCCCGCCCAGATACCCCAGGACGAGGTTAATAACGGCCTCCGAGTTGGCCTCGGGCGGCATGAACGTGACGCTGAAGATGTACCCGCCGAAGAAGAGAACGCAGGCCAGGGCGATCACCCGGGGCGTCCAGTCCCCCTTGTGGGTGGTCCTGGCATGCTGAATGTCCTTGGTCTCCAGGGCGAAGACATCCACATCCAGCTCTTTCATGCGAGCCTCAAATGCCAGCTCGGCTTTTTTAATCTCGGCAAGCTGCTCGGGCGTTGCCTGCTGCAGGGCTTGCTCAATCTGTTTGGGCTGCTGGGGGTCCACCCCTAGCACCTGTGCTACCACTTGCGCTGCCGCCCCTCCAAGGGGGCCACCGAGCGCCGAGCCTATGGTCGGAGCAATCGCACCGATCAGGCCCTTAATCTTGTTGAACTTCACGATTATCCCCAGATCCTGGCTGCGATGATTGTGCCTACGATGAATGGGTATATACCCCAGAGCATCAGCTCAAAGCGCTTAAACTTGGCCTGACCTTCGTCAAGCCTTCGTTCGATGTTCTCATAGCGAAGCTTGCACTCCGCCTCATGGATCTCAATCTTCTTAAGCGCCTCTTCTGCTATGTTCATGGTTCACCGCCCCAGATCAACACGGCAAGTCCTCTCAGTCTTGTGAGGATTTCTCCTCATACTCCTTGACGATGCGAACAACCTCTTGCTCGCGTGCTTGGAGAGCGATGCGCTTTTCTTCAAGCGCCAGCGTCATCTCCATTATTTCACTGCGGAGGGCCATCACCCGGGCAAGGTTTACCCGTGCCGAATCAGGGAGCGCCTCTTCTTCATACTGCCGGTCATCAATGCTAATCACTATCTTGATGCTCCTGCTTAGATTGGACAATTTCGGTAATAAAGAAGCTCATTGTAGCGAAGAACCCGTAGCACAGAAACGTTAGCACGATGATCGTTAATACGGTCCAGAACGTGTCTCTGCGCTTACGCTTTTGCGCATATATGGCCCTCTCGCGCTCCAGCCGAATGCGCCTCCTCAAGCCGATAAGCTCGGTCCACGCATCCTTGCCGTAGGCATACAGGATAATCTCGCGGAGGTCCTTCTCCTGTGGCCCCGCCTTCC